CATTCGCCATTCCTCTGCTCCAATATCTCGATAGCTGTAATTATGTCGTCTGCATCAACCCATTCGCTCATTGGTATTTGAGTTGCTATTGCTAACTGCACCAATAACCGGCTTAGGCTTCCTTCTCTGTGGCTTTTGGGTTTGCATCACCGACTTGAACATCGGTTACTGTTTCACACCATATTTCAAAAGGCTTAACTGGCTTTCCAGCAGCTTCTCTTTTGTGTGCATGGTATGCCAAAAACATTAAATCAGAAATGCCCATTTTTTCTTGAGCCTGACCAATAATGTTTCCAGTTTTTTGTTCCCACTTTTGCCACTCAGGCGGTTGGGCTGTATAAGTAGCTTGTTCGCCTGAGCTGTATTCAATTGTAATTGGTAACTTCATTTTTTGCTCCCGTTTCTAATTGTTAAGCGAAGTTCTCTGCTGGCACGCCAATTACTTGGAATGTCAAAGAAACTGTTTGTGCATCTGGTGCTGTTCCACCTGCTGATGGCCATGATGGCAATACTTGGAAAGTAAAGACTGCGCCTGATGCAGCTGTGAAAACTGTGCTGATACCTGTGTTTGGTGCTGACTCTGAAGCATTCCACAAAATCTCACATAGAGATCCTGCTACGCCCCAGTCTGCCAACATTTCAACAGCTAGTGTGAAATTGTTATCGATGACTTTGTAAGCCTTGCCATCTAATGTTTCGTAAGTTTGACGATTTGCTTCGCCAGTTAATGTTGCACTTGTTGCTTGAGCATCGAAAGTGTTACCACCGATAGTGAAGGTAACATCTCTGCCCGTGATTACTGTGGTAGACACTTGGACTCCTTAGTTTGTTTGTGTGTAATAGGTTGATACATTTATATCGGAGATCAATAAATTTGATGCTCCAACCTGTGTAACTGTTGGCCTTTCGACCGATCCGACAACATATCCATTAGGGATAACTGCCAGAATACTCATAACTAGCTGCTCGATGTTATCGAGTGATGCTGGATTGCTATTGTAAGCAACAGCAGCTGTGATTGTTAAATTAACTCTGCAACGAAGTGTTGTTTTACCAATTGTTTCAATTTCAAGGTAAGGACTCGACGGAACGCAGACGACTGCTGGTGGGATCACCGACTCGGGAACGAAACTATAAACATTTCCTGCAACGCCAGATAAAGCAGTTGCTAAAGGCTGTCTGACTGCACTTAAAATTGTTGATGCTGGCATTATTGACAAATACCTTCAGTATCAACATAAGGCCCTAAAATCCCAATTACTCTTGAGTATAAACTTCTCCCGATACGATAAGGAGTTGTTGTAAAATCTACTCCTTCGATTTGTCCACCTGCTGCGACTCTTGATTGAAAGACTTCGACTGATATTGCAAAGACAGCTGATCGAACAGATTGGTTTCCAACATAAGTTGATGCTGATGATAAAGTCGCGCTTCCACTTGGAATAACATTTGCTTCTGCGACATCGGCATTAGTGATTGCAGCTTGGAAGGTATATGATCCAAGATCTGTGTCAAGTACTGTTCGTGTTCCATTATATGGGCTTCCGCATCCTGCGATAACGACTGATTGTCCTGCTGTGAATTCATGTACACCTAGTGTAGTGAAAGTAGCGACATTGTCGTTTAATACTGTTTTTTGAATTGGGCTTTTGAATGTAACCAACATTGGCAGAATTGTGTTTTCTGCTGTATCGATAATTCCATCTAAATAAGTATCGTTATACAAGGAAGATGACACGCCTAATACGGCTCTCAACTCTGATGCTGAAATTATACTAGGCAAGTGTCATCTCCTTACTCCCATTAAAGGATGCCTGTGATCGGGAGCAACCACAGGCACTCAGTTAAATTAAGCTACTGTTAGGCCTCTAAAGGCTGTTGGGTAGCGATTAACTACTGCAACATATCCGTATAGACCGATCTCGATACGTCCGTTAGCAACAATGTTTGCACGAAGTTCAATTCGTGGAGATTCATGGAATCTCATAGCTGCTGATGGATATACAAGACCATATTTGACATTTGAGTTGTCGCCTGTGTAGTTAGGATCTACAACTAAATCAAGTCCAGCAATTGTTCCGTTTGTTGATCCTTGAGTTACTAGACCACCAGCATTCTGTAGTGATCCACCAGCTGCAAATAATGGACGTTGTGATCCATCAACTGCGCCTAGAAGTCCAGCGAAATCGATACCATCCTCGCCACCTGATGGAGCAACCATCAAGCGATTTGGTGTAAAGCGCATTACATTGTATGAATCTGCAATACCTTTTGCAATTGCTTTGTAAATTGTTGAATCAGAAGTTGATCCGCAAGCATTTACAGCAATTTTTGCTGCATAAGCATCTGTCTTTTGTGCATAAGATGCTGCTAATTCACGAACTAATAAATCAGCAAATGATCCGCCAGAAATTTCAGATCTGTCGAATAACTCAACGTTCACCACGTTAGCGCCGGCAAACTTGACCACGTCATTTTCTTGATAGGTGACAGTTGTGTCAGTTGATGAGAATTCTACGCCTTCAGCAGTTTGTGCAACTGTTGCTTGTGTTCCCAATACAGGTGTAAAAATTTTCATTCCTGTTGCTGGTAGTGGAGCGCGTTCAATTGAGTCGATAAATGGACGTGATGCATCAATAATTCCAATTGCATCGCGTAGGTAGTTAGGTGGAACAGATCCGGTGTTCTCAGATACTGTTGCAATTTGTAATGCAGCAACTAAGTCGCGTGCATCTGTATCGCCTTGAATAGCGCGAACCTGTGCTGTTAAATACTGTCCTGCTGTAACGTTTGTATCTACGCGTGGCTTTGTATAAGCAACGTAGTTTGCAGTTACAACTGGAGCTTGTGCCGCTTCTACCGCTTCGGTCGCGATAGGAGCTTCAGATGTAATCTCTGACACTTTTTTCTCCTCTGTTGTTGTTTCCTCAGCGGTTGCTTCGGAATTCTCTGGTGTTTCACTTGCAGCAACTTCCGCCACTCTTGCAGAATCAATTGCTGGCTCGGTTACTAGTGAAACCTCTTGAAGTGTGCTTGATTTAATTCTTAGCACGCCTTCCTCATTTTTCCATTCATTAATTTTAACTCCGACACTAAAGCCGTCGCGTAATCCAGTTGCTGCTTCCTCGAGCGCATCATCCGCAGAAAAAGTTTTTGCTAGACGGAAGGTCGCCTCTAATCCTGTATCTGTTGCAGTTATATCAATTAACTTTCCTAGAGGTTTGGTTCGCTCATGCTCAAGCAATAATTTGACAGGCTTTGAAAAGTCAATTGAATCTTTCTCAAATACAGTTAATCCTGCGCTTGTTGATCCCTGCTCATCCCATGTAACAATCTTTCCTGAGATTGTGCGCTTATTGGTATCAGCTGCGGTTATTTCTATTGGATAACTAATTTTCATCGAATTAGATCCTCCTCCTCTTGGATTTGCTCAACACTCATCGCGCCGATGCGGTTTAGGATTTCATAAACTTGCGCACGCTCTAATGCTGAACCACGCAAGAAATCATCAATATCAAATCGAGTTTCAATTCCGTTAGGGCAGAAATCGGATTGAGATAATCTTTGTTCAATTGCAGTTAAGATTGGTCGTAATGAAAAATCAATAAGTGCTTTTCTTTCGGCCGTCATATTTGAGTAGGTCATGCTAGTAGTCTCAGCTGATACAAATGATGCAGGAATACCAGATGCTCTTGCAATTTCTAAAGCAAGGTATTGGCGAGCTTCATTTAACTGTAATTTAGCCGGATCAAATCCTAAAGCCTGTAATTCAACATCGGCATTTAAGAATGCAGTTGATCTTGTTTGTCTTGATGTTCTCCATGACTCTAAAAGTTTTGTAATTCTTTCAGGTGTTAAATTTGTGCCATTTGATTTAAGAACCATTTGTGGCATTGGCTCTTTGGCATACATTTCAGCTGCTTTTTCTAATTCTGCTGCTGCTTTAATTGTGCGACCTGCGCGATTTAGTATTCCTTCATCTAATCCATTAAATACAATTAAAGATCCAATACCAAATGGCGGAACTCTTTTACCATCAACTGTGTAATACTCAATCTCTGTTGAATTACCATTTAATGAAGCAAATACTCTATTTGGTGCAACTCTTGTCCATGCTCTAATTCTTGAAGCATCTGTCGATGAGTAGGAATCCAAAATAATTCCATAGCCCACGCCGTATAGCAAAATGTCTTCCGCCAACCATGCGTAAATTGCTGATCCTGCAACTCTTGGATCTGGTTGCATAATTACGCGATTTGGTCTTATGTGTTCATTTGTAAAATGATTATATTGCTCAAGAGGGAGCGAACCAACTGTTGAGCAAATTATATTTCTTGCGCGAGCTCCAGATGGGATCGCCATATACTGTTCACGAGTTGCAGTTGTTGTTCCAAATAAAATTCCACCAACTAATTGTTGTGCGTTGTAAGGTGCTAATGCAGCAGCTACATCAACTGAATTATCTGGTTGAGTTGCTTTAAATCTATCGAATAATCCCATTAGCATATAATATACCATAAAGTCAATATATTATGCTATTTGTATATCAACTTCCGT